TTAATTTATTTAGTGCTTTGTATGTAAAAGCTCTTTTTATGTTCCATTTACCGTGTTTGTCTTCCGCTTCTTTTCTATCATAAATACCTCTTTCATTCCACGTTCTAGATTCCCATTTATCGAATCGGCAGGATCGGTTTAGAATAGTTTTAATTTTTCCAAAGTCTTCGGCTGTGCTAGTTACTAATCTTGCTAGTTCTTTTACAAAAGGAACTTTTTTATTATAGTTTTGTAGTAATTCTTCTGCTTTTTCCTGATTTACTCCTAATTCATCCATTAGTTTTCCTTTTCCCATACCGTAAAATAAAGCTAAATTTATAGTTTTTGCTTGACTTCTTGGTATTTCTGCTATGTCTGCGACAATTTTATGAAAATCTATGTTTTTCTTTTTATATTCATCTACAATGTCATGGACTCCGTAAAGACCATCACCTTCATTTACAACACTAGCATAATGAACAATTAAGCGTGGCTCTTGTTGCGAGTAATCAAATATAGCCCACTGTTCTTTTTCTTCAGGTAAAAATAAAGATCTGATCCGTGGTCCGATGTCCTTGTGCCTTGCTGGTATCTGCTGTAGGTTTGGATTAGAGTAACTTAGTCTGCCTGTAATTGTTCCACCAATCTCGCCTCGTAGCTGATGTATTTCGGAGTGTATGCGCCCTCTATACTGATGCTTTAAAATCGTATCAATAAATGTAGTTCGTGCTTTATTAATCTCTCTAGCAGTTACAATGAGATTGGGTAATTTATGTGTATGATTGGATAAAAAATTCTTGGTAAAACTAGGAAGTCCTGTTGGAGTTTTTTCGTATTTAACAGATACAGCATCAAAAGCCAAAGCAACAGATTTAGCAGCCCATATCTCTACTTTTATTCCAGTTAGTTTTTTTATATCCTGCAATAAGATTTGTTCTTCCTGATGTAGATCTTTCTTCATTTTTTCTGCACCGTTGACATCTACTCGGACACCTTTTTGTTTCATCTCCATAATAATTTTTAAGACATCTAGTTCTAATTCAAAGATGGGCACAAGCTCCTGCTTGGTTAATTCTACTTCGAGCACATTCCAAAGTTTTAAAGTTAGTTCAGCATCTTTTTCTGCATACTCACCAACAAATTGAGATGGTAGTTTGTACATTTCTTTTTTAGGATCAATACCCCAATCTGATGCTGCTTGAATTAATAAGGTTTCGCTTTTAGAAATATTTAAATAAAATCTTGATAAAGAATCTAATTTATAGGAAAATTTATTTTCATCCACTAAACAAGCCGCAATCATAGTATCTATAATTTTTCCCTGAACTTCTATACCTAGTGTTTTTAACCAGCCGATGTCGTAAGGAGCATTGTGAAATACTTTATCAGCAGTGGTAGATAAGGTTTCTTTTACCCATTTAATAACTTTTTCTTTATCAAGGTTTCCCCCTCCTTCATGTGCAATTGGAAAGTAACCTGTAAAGTCTGCTGTAGCTATAGCAATGCCTGTAACATACCCATTTCTTTTTATATAACCAGGACCATATATCATTAGATCCGTGTCACATGTTTCTAGATCCACTGCAATTGTTTTTGCATTCTTTAAATTAGGAAAAGTGTTAGGGGGTATCCACTCACTAGTCACTTGAAATAAATTTGATCTAGGTACTTTTATCATAAAATCTCCAATGAAAATAACGTCTCCATAACCAACTACGTGTTATGGATACAATCGTAAATATTCCTCCGATTATGAGCATCTCTTCGATTTTAATATGAATATTAAAGAAAGGAAAAATAATAATTTGAACTAGGACAGATAAGCAGTACCCAGAGAATACATCAATAAATGCTTCTATAAAATGTTTTCTATTTTTTATCATTATTTGGACAATTGTTCATAATATCATTTACTGTTTTTTCACTTTCTAATTCTTTTATTTCTATTTCTGCATAGTGAATAACTTTTTTTAAGTCTTGTATCTGTTTATCATGAGAATGAAGTCTAGTCGCAACACGCATAATGTATTTAATTATAACTCCAAATATAAAAGGAAGATTATTCTCTCTGATAAATTCAATAGGTTGCTTTTTCCAAATTTTATAGTGTTTTCCACCAATTTGTTTTTTGTAAGGGTTAGTCATTTGTACTCCAACATCTTGTTTGCCAAGAACAGTATCTACATTCAAAATTATTTCTGTCTGAAGATATTCTAGGCATTAGTTGTTTTTTTTTTGTTTTATCAATTATATCAAATGCTCTTTTAACATATTTATCTGCTGTTTCTTTGTCATATTTAATAAATTCATGATGCATACTAGCTGTTTCTTTATGTACTCCAGTAAGAACAGTGGCATTTTTAGTCAAGTCCATCATTTTCATGTAAACTTGTACTTGAACAAAATAATGAATGTGGGAATACCTTACTCCTCTTGTTTTAAATTGAGTAAATTTATTATCATTCATACTTTTACATTCCCATAATCTTGGAAATGGTTTCATAAATTCTGGTCCCTTGGTGATTTTTCCATCTATATGTCCTTTTAATTGACCCTTTGCAAATCCAAACTGTTGTTTGTTATTATCTTCAGTAATTAAAGTAATCCCTCCTGTTTTCAGCCACCTTATTGTTAAATCTTCAAATGTATTTCCAATGTCAAAAATTCTGTAGATTCTAGAAGGTAGTTCTCTTCCTAAATCTGTTTTTGTATTTTGCCAAATATACTGTATTTGCCTAGAACAAGGCTTACCAATAATAGATGTGCCTAAATAGTCTCGTTTTCCTTGGGACTCTTTCTCTTTTTGGATAGAAGCATCTATAACGGCATTTAATTTTATTGATCTGTTATCTGTCATAAATTAAAATACCTGTCTGTTTGTGGAGTTATAATATGTAAATGTTCTTTTGCTCTTGTTACACCTGTATAAAAAACTCGGCATTCATCATCTGGATTATGAATATATTCGTCGTCTGCTTTAGTTGGTAGGTCTGTCATAATGACTACATTTTGACACTCTCCCCCTTTTGATCCGTGGATCGTTTCTAAATTTACTCTAGGCTTGGCTTTCAATTTTTCTCCTTTTCTTCTGCAGCTTCGTAAATACACACGATCTTCAGGATCAATTAATTCTAAAGCATCATGCCAAATATCATCTCTTAGTAGTCCAAAGTTCTTTTTTAGATCTTCTATACTATATTTTGTTTCTTCGTCAGCTTTTTTCAATCCTTTATATCCATATTTTACTCCAGAATTTATTTTCAAAAATTGATAAGCATCTTTTATTTCTGAACAAGTTAGTTTTTCACCTTTTCGTAAATCTTCCCAAGCATAAACAGCTTCTAGTACAGATTTTTTTACACCTCTATGACCTTTTCTTTCATAATAAATACCACTTTCTCTAAGTTGGTCTTCTATTTCATCAAGTAAATAATTTGTTCGGGCCAATACGAGCCATTGTCCATTATCAAAGACTAAAGAACTTGTATTTCGGTGGTATGTAATTTTTCCAGTTTCTTTTGTTGGATACCAAGTTTTCTTTTGCCTGTGTTTAATTCTAGCGGTTATTTGGCATGCTAATTTATGAATTTCTTTTGGAACTCGATACGATTGTTTTAATATAGAAAAATTTTTAGCAAGTTTATTAAATGATTTTACATCCGCTCCCGCCCAACCAAATATTGCTTGATCATCATCTCCTGCAAGAAAAACTTTTCTACTGTTTGCAATTAACTTATCTAACATTTTATGTTGCAACAAACTTAAATCCTGAGCTTCATCTATACATAATAAATTAAAATTTGGGCATTTTTCGTGTTCTATAAACTTATAAATCATGTCAGTGAAATCTAAAAGGGCTGGTTTGTGGTGCTTTTTATAGTCCACATAACATTGATATACATGTTTTACTGTTAACCAGTCAATATTAGTTGCATACATATCCCAATGCGTTCTTAAATCTATCATCCTTGCTCGATGCAAATCTATGTGTTTCATAATTTCATTATTGGTGGATAAAAGTATTTCGTTTTCTCTTGACATCTGAGTTGTTACCCCAAGATTAAAACCTATTTCGTCTCCCAATCGTTTTAGGTGCTTATTTTTAAAAACTTGTTTGCCAGATAAAGACAAGTGTTCATATGCTATACTATGTAAGGTTCTTCCTATGTAAGGAATATCATCTTCTGTTAAATTAAATTTTTTTGCAGCTCTGTTAGATGCCTCATCTGCTGCTCTTGTAGTGAAGGAAAAATAGCCTATTGTTTTTGGGTTTATTCCGTCAGCTAAGTGTTTTTCAACTATGTTTAGTAGAGTAGTTGTTTTGCCTGTGCCTGGTGGGCCATATATAACTTTTACATTATTCATTAAAAAGGCTGCTCTTTTTTAAAGTTAGGTGTTTTTGTACTAAAATCTTCGATGTCAAAACCAGGAATAGATACAACATTTGTTCCATGACCTTTAATATTAAAAAATGATTCTTTACTTCCCATATTTCTTAATCGTGAAGCGATTTTATTTCGACCAAATGCTTTAAAGTTATTTTTGATACAATATGTATAAAAATCTCTTAATCTAAAATATATTCTTGTTTCGTTTCGCCAAGGTTT